TAAGGTTTTCTGTTGACCATGTATTCTCCTATGTAAGGTTGGGTGACTTGTACTTATGGTGTCACCCATACCATTTGTTTTAAACCAGTTGTACTGAACAGTTAGCTTTAATCGCCAATTACAATAACACCAGCTTCAGGTCTGATTACTTTTAATCCATATCTCATGGACATGTAGGAACCAGTAATTCCGAATCCGGGGTTAGCTTCTTCGACGGTTAGTCCACGTCTTTCGACGTAAGCTACAGGCTTTATAGACATATCAAATACACCGAAACGGTTCTTTGGTATGTAGTGGTTCATGTATACGTTTAATCCGAAGAGTTGTCCGACAACTCCGCTGTTTGAAACGTTGTTTACATAATCCAATCCGCCTTTCGGAGAGCCACCAGCTGCATCAGCTGCGACTGAGAAAGGTGCAGTAAAGTCTGCTAAGTTCAATAGAGTTTTATAATGTGAAGGCGAAATCATCAAAGTATCTGCTGTTGCGCCTTTTGCGTTAATTAACTCCATTGCAGCTGTTATATCTGCTAGACCAAGGTCACCAGTTGCATCAGTATCTCCATCTTGAGCTGCGAAGTAGTGTGAACCTGTGTTTGGACCTAAAGCGGCCAAATCGGCTGCACTATATTCACCGTAATCATAAATTCGAACTGCGTCGCCACCGGTTGTTGGAGTCTTAGCGTAGAATCCACCGTGAGCTGCATTTGCGAAAGTTGTTACGTTTGCTTCTGTAGTTGCTGCTGTAATTGATGCACCATTGAATCCAGTACCGAATTCGGATTTATATAATCCGAACACTGTATAGATAAAGTGCTGTGTTACGTGACGCTCGACTGCTCTTCGGGCTTCGTTTAAAGCCAATTCCATTTCTGAAAATCTTGAGTCTTCAAGCATACGTCTGGTGACACCTACTGCCAATCCCCACTCTTTGACTGAAACACGTTCGTTTCTTAAGTCAGTGTGTTGATAATTAGGAGTGTCTCCTTCTTCTATCTGTTCTAGCGCCATGCTAGGTTTTGCGAATGTAATATCTACATCGCCTCCAGTCTCTGTTGTAAATCGCTCTGCAAACTGTGCAATTACGGGCATGCTAGTGACTTTGTAGTCTTGTATAGCATCCTTGTAATCTACAAGTACGCGGTTTGCGGTTGAACTGAGATTGGAAGTCATTAATCCATCTTTTGCTGTTACCATATTTTCACCTTAATACTTGCTTATAGGAGCATTGCCTTTACGAAACCGGTATGGGTAGCGCCTTTTGCTTCTAATGCAACTGCCAATCTCTGGTCTGTTGCTGCAATTCCTGCGTTCTTTGCTAGTCCTGCGTCGTCGTGACTTAGATTATTACCTGCACCGATTGTTCCAGTTGCTTTCAAGAAACAGATTAATCCGCTTCCTGTCATAACTGATGCTGGGTCTCCACTTGTCGCATCGACAAATAGAACACCTATTGCATTTGAACAGTCTGGTAAATCATCTGAAGTTACTACTACGTTTGTTCCATCAAATTTTACGAAGCATCCTGCATCTATATCTGCGCCTGCGTTACCGACTTTCATGATACGTGCTGGGGCTCCCCCATCATTAACTAATATGTTTATTCCTGCTGCCATATTTAATTACCTATTCCTTTTCTTCTCCTTTGAAGACAATTCGTCCGTTTTCCATCGCAAACATGCGTGGGGTTTCTTCTGAATCTGCTTCAACGGGTTGTTCTTCATCACTGTGGGCTTTACCCTTTCCAAAAGTTCTTTCTGAATCTTCTGGGACAGGCATAGACTCCATAGCGATAGAGAAACCTTCTAGCTTAACTTCATCCCAACTAGTGAGCTCCGAAACACGCTCTTCTTTGGATTCGTCGTTGACTTTTCCAAGAAGTGCCTCTTTCTCTACGATAGTGCTTACGAAGGAATCTCTGCGAGCTGATGCTTCTGCTTCTGCTCTCTTGTTTGATTCTTCTTCGAATTTAGCTACCATAGCAAGGGCTTCTTCGTGTTTGGCGTTCAATTCGTCGTAGGAAGTTTTCATCTCTGAAAGTTGGTCTCTCATAGCTGCGAATTCACGCTCTACGATACCTACTTCTTCAGAGGCTGTCTTTTCTACTATTTCTTCTGCCATAGTTTCCTCGCTGTGTGTCCCGTGTGTGTCACAGGCACATGAATCTTTCTCGTGGCCGCCACAGGCGCCTCCACAATCCGATTCTGCTTTCGAATCTTCACCGAATTCACGGTGTTCATCGCATTCCTTTCCGTTTTCTATTGTACATGCGTCACAAACAGGTGTGCGAGTTTCATTATCAATGAAGCTCACCTCAATTGGACGTATATCCGTAGCGAACGGCTCTCCCATGACGTCTATATCTTTGGAGAACCAATCAATACTTACATGCGTCATATCACCGTTTTCTATTTTTTCCAACACTTCATTCGCCTTTGCTGCATCCTTATGGATACGTGCAAGCATTTTGATTGCCTTCTTACCATCATCCATCTCTACTAACTCTGGGTTGATAGCCTTTCCGAGTAAATCGGAGTCAGTCCTCTGATGGTTATAGTAAACAGGAAGCTCGCTAAAAGCTTTTATGTTCTTGTCGAGGATGCTAGGTTCTATAAAAACCTTTTGGTCGCCATCCTCATCATGGGGGCCAGATGTAATTGCAATAACTGGATATTCAATAAAGTCATCCGTTGTTGTTGCCTCTCCTAGTTCCAATGCAAAAGTGCGTTGGTTACCGTCTTTGTCCCCGGCAGTATCAAGGGCGAAGCTTCTTGCTTCAAATGTCCCTTCATCTACCCTCATGCGACACAATCTTGCCGCAGTCTCTTCGTAGTTTTTATCACCGCGCTTTTTGAGCGCAGGAGCTACTTCTATCAAGCATCGCTCGTATACGTATTCGTCGCTCATTTTTCTCTATCCCCCGTTGCGTTAGCAGCTGGTTCATTACCAGCGCGGTTCTCTGTCCTTGCGGACTCTTCTTTCTTATCTTCGTCTTTGCCACCAGAGAGATTTACATTTTCTTCTGTTTCCATCTCTTCTACTATACCTTCTGGGTTTAGACCTCTTTCCAATCTTACTTCTTGAGGTGAAAGAACTCCCTCAGAAAGATAAATCATGTCTGTCTTAGCTTTTAAGAAAGCATCATCAACATTCATGTTACGGAATCTAAATAACGCCTCTCCAGATTCTAATTGTGGCATAAGCTGCTGATTGATAGCTGCTTCTACCATACTCTGAAGATGTCTGACGTATGGTTCAAATATAGGACGTGCCTGTTCAGGTTTGTCCCACATAGTCATAGGCACCTTAAGTGCCATGTGAATTTTCTTTAATAAGTCATCTGTGTATTTACCATACTCAAATGCTCTTTGTGTACCTTGTAGTTCTTTTACTTGTATATCATTACCGTGAATTATATCTTCACCGGGTTCTAATCCGTTGAAGGCTGATACAATTTCATTAATCTTGTCAGGACCATAAGGCATATCGGGAAGTCCAGCGCTAATATCAAACCTACTACTAGCGTATTTGTTGAGAGCAGTACCAATATCCCGTTCTGCATAATCTTTAAGGTCAACCAAGTACAAAATTGGATGGATGTCACTAAGACCATAAGCATAGTCATCAAACGGATTGTTTTTGAACTCAATAATTTCATCTTCTTCAAACCTCACTGATTCTTCGTCAGAACCTAAATCTTGATAGTAGTACTTAATTTGACCATTAGGGTCTCTTTGTACGAACAAGTTTTGAGAAGACCTTAAGACTAAATTGTCCCCGGTAAACTCTAAGTAAGATGTTCCGAAGATTCTACCATTACGTATCCAACTATATAATAGTGTTTCTATATTAATAGTATCAAATAGCTTTGTGATAGCTATTCTCTCTTCATCACTGTCTGTTACAATGTCATATCCGTCTTTGGAAGCGTATAGACATGGTAAGTCTATTAAGGTTCTTACTATAGGGTCAGATAAATAAACGTTCATGTAAGTTCGGTAATCTCCTACCTGCGGTTCCTTACTTCCCCCTTTTTTGCCAAAAGCTGCATCATTGGTTACTTGTAACCTTCGAATAACTCCAGCGCCGTAGCTCTTTGGGTCGTCCTTATTATAGGATGGGTCTTGCCCAACAGTTGCGAAACTGCGCCTTTTGAAAGGCCAATAATCACTCAGAGCCATAGCTATCTTAAACCTTTATGCGAAGCTAGTATATAAAGCTTTCCCTAGATTCCCCCCGGAGTACGCTTATTTACGGGCCTATAGCGTGAAGTTTTAGCAAAAAGACCACCATTCGTATAATTCTGGGCTTTTACAGGTTGTACCCTTGTAGGGGTATTTAAAGTTACCGATGAAAATGACGATTCTGGGGGTAACATACCCAATGCTGCGTGTAAAGCTATTACTGTACTATCGCAATAATCGTCGTGTTTTCCATCTGGTGCAGAGATTTTCTCTGTTTTTTGGGCTGCATCCATGACATATTCTAGTGATATGTGCTCTGCTACCCATTTATTAACTAGCTTAGCTTCATTTGCGGGGAGACCGGTAGGGTCGGGTATTTTAACCTTTCCTTGTTGTAGGTACTGTGCCATATCTCTATATACTTGTGTCTTCGTACCTTTAGGTCCTCCCGTAAATATAAACGGTGTAAAGTGTATTTGTGGTTTACTTTCTATACATGCAAGTCTCATTTCTTGTTCAATCGCGCCACCAATACCCGTAGCGTCAATAATAAGCCTACTAGCGCCAAAGTCTGCGCAATTAGCAAGTATACGACTACGTTGGTATGGAATATCATGTCCACCAGATTTTGGCCCAATCTCTTCAAGGTTGATAAGGCGAGCAATATTACCTTCGTCAGACTTCTCGGTACTCCAAACACTAATAACAGTACTATTAACGGATTTACCAATATCCACGCCCACAACACAGTTATTAACTTTTGTTCCGCGCTCGACAAAGGAATAGGCTTCTCTACAGGCTTTAACATGTTCGGGATTGAAGATTTGTGAGACGGATTCGATGAACTCGCACTCATATTCTGTCCTCCAATATATTGAGTCTTCTCCCCATTCCATCATTTTCGTTAACATATCATTTTCTGTATATGGGGCAGAGTAAGCTCTACCTGCATTAACAGCGTCTCTCCAAGTAAATACTAATTGCTCAAAACTATCTTGATAGCTATCATCATAAAGATAGCGATACATATGGTTCTCTTTACTCTTAGGAGTTCCTAAGTTAATAAAGGGAGCTCTATTAGATACAATACACGGCTCTACATTATCTATAAAAAGTTTGTCATCTATAAGTGGACTCTCATCTACTACTAAGAAAGTAGGATGTTGACCTCTAATAGCTTGACCTTGATTTGAAGCTGCGATAGGAGCTCTACGAAGAACCGTACCACCCTTCATTGTGATATTAGGCTTATTGTGATGCCTAAAATGGTCTATTAGACTCATTAAAAATTCATTATCTGCAAAATGTCTATAACAGTAATTAAAGATAAGTGAAGCTTGGTCCTCAGATGGAGCCAAAACAAATACTAAGTCTCTAAATCTTTTAAAGAACATATAGATTACTACAGCTACCGAGAGAGCATAGGATTTACCACTGCCTCGTGGAGCCAAGATAGCAAGCTTACGATGTTTAGAATCATCCATATCTGGATAAGTTAAACATTTAACAACAATATTCTCTTGAAGAGGTCTTAATTTTAAAGGTCTACGATGTTGGTCAATAAGATAAGACTCAGAAAACGCTCTAACTAATAGAGTCATTTTCTTTTCGTCCTTTCTACAAGCCTCGAATACCTGCTCTAAAGCTCTGGTATCGTGGGCTAATTTACCACTAATCGCTGCGTTCAGCCTCTTCTGTTCGTTCTTCACCGGTATCGTCATCCAAATCTCCTAAAAATGCCATGAAATTCTCTGTGTTCTGTTCGGTTACTGTCGGAACTTCTATATTCAACGCTTTAAATTCTGTGTGTATATCTCTTACTATTTGGTTTCGTTGCCGCAATAACTCTGTTCTAGCGTTAACATCCCGAATAGATATAGAAATTTCTTCCCAAAGCACGTCTTCAAGCGCAAGATTGCGCGCCAGAAGGCGGACAAGCTCTTTATGCCTAGCATATTCAGCCTCTCCTACCCTCTTGCGAAGTCGCGATTCGTATGCCTCGACGTCCATTACTTTTGTTCGTCAAGTGCTGCTTTAACTTTAGATTTAACTAATGCTGCAAGTTCGTCATCCTTCTCATCCCAAGCTGTAATTAATACATTCTTGACTAAAGAGTCTTTGACGTGCTTTTGTGCAACTTCGTCCATCTTGTCAAAAGCTTTCATTTGGACTTTTGATAGATTCTTATCTAATAGTTCCTGTAACTCAGCCTCGTTATTCTTTAAATATTTAAAGACTAACTCTTTAACTGCTGGTACGGTATATGCTATATATCCTGCCATACCGAGTACTAATGCAGCTAATGCCATAAGTAGCGGTTCATCCATTAGAGTATCTATAATCCCTGATTCTTCTACAGTGTCTAATATTGCAGTAAGGTTGCCCTCTTCTGTGGTATTTGCCTCAGCTGTTGCATTATTATCGGCTGTGTTGTTACTTGTTTCGTTTGCCATAGGTTTTCACCTGTATACTTATAATACAACGTACTATATAAAGCTTTCGTTGTGTGGCCCCATTGAGACGCTACTGCGTAAGGTCCTGTGGGTTCGTGGTCTGTTGGGAGCCACATTATAATATAGGGTGTGCCTCTATATAAAGCTTACCCTACTTTTTCTTAACTTGCACTGGTTGAAGTGTAGATGTTTCCACTTTATGCTCTTGTTCTTGAGCGTTTGCTTCTATCATCTGCATTTGTTTCTGTGCAGCGTCGTTATAATCAATAACTGCCTGTGCCTTTACCTTATAGAAAGCTGTTTTCTCTGCTTGTTCTTGTTTCCATACATCTAAAGCATCTTTAATAATTAGAAGGGCTGGCCCACCTAATATAGCTATCAAAGTTGTGTATGCTTCAATCTGGTCAAGAACAGAGTTGTCATTCAGTCCGCTGTGTATAACGAAACCTGCAAAACCAACCCAGAGTAAAACTAATGGTACGGCAATCATAAACATAAATATATCGTTAAAGGTTACTCCTTCACTTGCGTTGTCTTTACTCATTCTTTCAGTCCTCCTTTGTTTTGTTGACTTCGGTTTTTTTATCTTTTTTGGTAGTTTTATATTCGGTAGTTTCAGAGAAAAGGGGAATGCTATCATTCTTTGTAAAATTCTGAGCATAACTATTATTATCAAGGTAACTCCTAACGCTCCCATAGCAATTGCTAGCATTAAAAGTATATTCGTTAATAGGTCTACCATTATTCATGTTCTCCACCTTCTCCAATACTTTCCAATAATCTTCTATACCTGTTGCTCATTATATTTCCTCCAGCCGCATTCCGTCCTCTGCACTATATTCATAACTGTCTGACCATGTTGCTGGCCAGTTCGTGAAATATCCTAAATATTCATAGTCTCCTGTATTATTCCAATCCACTTGTATACTTACATAAAAGAAATATACTCCTTCGGTCTTATTAGTAAATGTGTCTTCAGTCATATTGGCATATAACCAATGTTCATCTCCTTCCCATCCATATACTTCAAAATTAGATTCTGTATATACATAGTTATCATACATATAATATTGGAAGGTTCCATTATCATCAAATGAAGGGATTAAATGTCCTAAATCATAAAATACCTTTACATTTAAAGGTTCTTCTGAGTCATTACAATTAGTATCCATATCAATATACATATCTAGATTAGTATTATCATCTCTAGCATAACTAACGTTTATTTGCCTAGACTGATTACCTTCATTAAAATATCCTACTGCTTTTGTGCCTAATCCATCCCATACAATTAATTGTGTATGGTTACAATGGTTTTCTTCATTTTCGTAGTCACAACTATCATCATCTTCAGTAGCTCTATCATTAAAGTTATTTGCATCTATATCCATACAACCGTATACTGTTTCGTTAGTAGTTGTATTGTTATTATCTGTTCCATTTTGGTTTGGTGGGTAACTACATTGATTGTTATCATGTGTAGCTTGATAATTATAATTTAATGCGTTCTCATCCATACAACCGTAAATAACAGGAGGAGGGAATGAGCAGCTGCCATTATCAAATGTTGCGTCCGGTTTGTAATTCACAGCTGTAATATCCATGCATCCACCCTTTGCAATGGGCTCTTCTTCTCCTCCGAAAATGTCCTGTATAGCGCCTAAGTCACCGCCGCCTCCAAAGAAAGCTAAAATTAATACTGTTAAGATAGAACCAAGCTTCTGACCTAATTTAGTCTCACCTATTTTATCTCCAGCTTTACCTAAAGTTTCGAATAAGCCTTCTTCGTCATCTGGTTTTTTGGAACCCCCTCCTAAGCCTAAAGCTTCCCTTTCCTCGTCAGAAATTACAGAGACTGCTCCATAGTCGTTGCGCGCCATGGTATATAGTTTTACGAGACGGTAGTATATAAAGCTTTCCCTTAATTAACCTAAAATACAGTACCAATCGTGCTCTTCTTTGTAAATTAGGTATCCTAACTCTTCTAGACGTTGTGTCCAGTAGCCTAAAAGACCTTTATTTTTGACTTCTAGGGTATCTTCTACAGTGTAAACCCAATTAGTCTCTATTTTTAGTAACTTAGGCTTGATTTTCCAAGAATAGGTGTCTAATACAACATATTCCATTCCTTCTATGTCTATTTTTAAGAAATCTATATCTTTAACATCATGTTTATCAATTAATGTATCTAAAGTCATAGTTTCTACTACATCTTTCTCTATATTATCAAAGTTATTGTCCCAAAAGTGATTTGATGGGTTATGAGGCTCATAATGATATGGGAGAAAGCTGTCTCTACGTCTAGTCGTATACCCAATCCCCCTTTGCCACTGATGTTTTGGGTTTTTAGCATAATTTATTGTTGTTTCTCCATTATTGTTAGAAATTGCTACATTTTCATAGATACAACCGTCAATTCTCTCTAAATTATCAAGTAAATACTTTACAGGTTCGACAAATATGCCTTTCCACCCCTTTTTTGCAAGGGGTATCAAGGTATCAAAGTCTGAAGTGCCTATTTCTATGAAGAATTTCGTCACTAATCGTCCCAGACAGTGTTTTTATCACCACTATCGTCACTTTCCATACTAGATAGTCCTAATTGTATGTCTTCATCGCTAAAAACGGCATTTTCTGCTTTGGCATACTTCTTTTTAGTTCCAGAACCGAATTTAGGCTTCCATTTTGGTATCTCAACGTCACATGTTCCGCCATTTCCTTTGTAGAATGAACACCATTTACATAAATTCTGTGGTTTTTGTTCGTATTTATCCTCATCTTCCATCCTTTCCTTCAATGCATCGTGTACAAACATGATAATTTCCTTTGCTTCGTCCAAAACACCTTGATTTACCTTAACAAAAAAGGTATCATCGAAGCGTAAGTAGTTAACGCCAACAAAATTAGGCATATCTCCCATCTCTAACGTGTATAAAAATGCGTAAATGATTAGCTGCCTGTAGTAATCCTCCGGTAAGTAAGGTCCATATCGCTTAGATGTTTTATAATCAAGTAACGTCGTCCCTCCGTCAAAGTCATTACAGACAGCATCCACTATACCTATTACAGCATAGTCGTTGGATTTTACCCATTTTTCGGCATATTTAGGAGCAACTGAGTTCCAAGCTTGATATTTCGACTTATATATCTTCCACTCTACCATCTCATTTAATTTCTTATTGACACTTGATACGAAATTTTGGAGTAGTTCCTCTGTTTCATTTTTCATAGCGGCCATTTCTTCTTTGGTATGTAATTCAAGCAGCCAGAACTTAGAGTCTATATCTTTAGCCCACTTCTCTTCGAATTGTTCCTGCATCCAAACGGATGGTGAACCGTCTTCCCATTGCTTAAAAGACTTGAATTGCTTCTTAAATAAGTCTTCTAACACTGCGTGTACTAACGTCCCACGGAATAAGTGAATAGTTTTCTTCTCTGGTATCTTCGCGATGTACTTGTAGTAGAACTCACGAGGACACTTGTAGTATGTGTTAATCTTACTAGGACTTAACCTCATAAAAGAGGGTTCCCATTTCGGGCTATCTAGTTCAGCCATATCTTTTAAGACCATCTTAACAATGCACCCCATCTAGATTAATTGATATAGTATGACTATTGGCTCCATTATGCTCCCCGTTAGCTATTTTAAGCAAAAGGAGATATCCTATTAAGTCATCTAAGGTATCCTCTGTAGCGTCATTGAGCCCTGTATTTGCTATACGGCTCAACTTGTCATCAATTCGAGCTTTGATAGCCTCAGCCGAATTGAGCTTAGAGAATATTCCCAAGGGTGTTAAAGCACTATCTCCATATTTCTCATTCTTCTCTATGAGTAGAGCCTTAATGTTGTCACAAGCTTTTGTTATTTTCGTTTTTACTTTCATATACTATACAAAGAACACTGGCCTATATAAAGCTTTCTGTGGATGTACCACAAAGGAGACCTGTGGAGCCTTTAGGGCTCTTATATATATATTATATATTAATAAAGCTATATAGCTCTACTAATAGTTAAGCTCTACTGGTATTTTAAAACAGCTCTATTGTCTTAATTAAGATACCCACTTTCAAATTTACCCCCGATTTGTTTTTACCCCCACCTACATGAAATGAATAAAGATAGATATTTTTTTAGACGGGGGGTAGGTGTACTGTAGGAGCTGATGTACATGTCTATTGCGGGGTTAC